CAAATGCCAAAAGTGTTGTAAAATAAATACACATCAAGGAGATTCACTAGTGGCCACAACCATACCAAAAACCCCAGCAAAAGTCAACTATCTCAACAACAGAGATATCTTGAAAGAAATACACCTAAGCAAAAATACCTACTGTACATATCGTGATCCTGTTCTGGATCATCAGTATGACATTATCCTGCCCACTGTGTTAAAAATAAATCAACGCACAGTGGCCGAAGCCCGCCGCAATAGAGCTGATCGCATCAAGCGAGAAACTGGACAGGTTGTGGATCCCGTTCGAATTCCCAATACAGATCTAGTGTTCCGCATCACCTGTTGGGAACACATACCCATGGCACCCAAAAAGATACCTAAAAGTGCTACCAAAAAGAAAAAGATTGACGAAATATTTGAGCTAGAACTGGAGCCCGAAGATCCATTGGCTGAATTGATCGAAGAACCCATCTTGAGTCCAGTACACGTAAGATTGAACTTTCCTCCGTTTTATCACTACAGATTGGACGACAATAAAGAACCGTTTTTGGTGGGCAAGAGCCACTGGAAGGGCGATCTAGAATACGGTGAGTTCAGCAAGGATCATGGTAAAATGACCCGTAAGTTGGCCACCATGTTCATGAAGCTGTGCGAACGTTATGCCACACGAAGTAACTGGAGAGGCTACACCTACAATGAAGAAATGCGGGGACAAGCCCTACTACAGCTCAGTCAAATTGGTCTGCAGTTTGATGAGTCTAAAAGCCAAAATCCTTTTGCTTATTACACTGCCGCTATCACCAATAGCTTTACTAGGATCTTGAATCTGGAAAAGAAAAATCAAAACATACGCGATGATATTCTAGAAATGAACGGACTCAATCCCTCCTGGACTAGACAAAATGCTGGAAGACGTAATCCAGATCATATTGCCGGAGAGGTCGTAATTTCCAACGAGGAGTAGTATACTAGCTAGATGACAAATCTATTTCGTAAAGCAGCTATCTGTACCGACATACATTGGGGACTAAAAAGCAACAGCTTAGTCCACAATAGAGATTGTGAGGCATTTGTTGATTGGTTTATTGCCACTGCTAAAGAACAAGGTTGCGAAACCGGTATGTTCCTTGGCGATTGGCACAATCATCGTGCGTCGATCAACCTGCAGACCTTGCAGTTTAGCCTGCAGGCCTTGGAGAAACTGAGTGCGGCATTTGATCAGTTTTATTTTATTCCAGGCAATCACGATCTATATTATAGAGACAAGCGAGACATACACGGAGCCGAATGGGCCCGACACTTGCCCAATATTGTGATTGTCAACGACTGGTTCCAAAAGGGCGATGTCATTATCGCTCCATGGTTGGTTGGAGATGATCACAAGCGCATACCCAAGATGTCGGCCAAGTACATGTTTGGACATTTTGAATTGCCGCATTTTAAAATGAATGCCATGGTAGAGATGCCCGACCACGGCGAAATCCGTGTGGATGCATTCGGTGGAATTGAAAGTGTATATTCAGGTCACTTCCATCTAAGACAAAGCAAGCGGAACGTGAACTACATTGGAAACTGTTTCCCACATAACTTTGCTGATGCCGGCGATAGTGCCCGTGGCATGATGGTCAAAGAGTGGGGACAGGCCGATCAGTATTTTAGCTGGCCCGGTCAGCCGTTATACCGTGTCTTGAAATTGAGCCGGGTGATCGACAGTGCCCCTGAACTATTAGCTGCCAACATGCATGTGCGTGTGGAACTGGACATAGACATCAGCTACGAAGAAGCCAACTTTATCAAGGACACATTTGTAAAGGATTACAATTTGCGAGAGATGGCCTTGATACCAGTCAAGAGCACAGCAGTAGATGCCGACATGGCACCAGGCGAAATCAAGTTTGAAAGCGTGGATCAGATTGTTACTGATCAGCTGACCAACATTGAAAGTGAATTCTACGATCCAAAATTACTGTTGAAAATATATCAAAATCTATGAGCTGGAGATCGGTGCAACTGGGCAATGCCCTATGCGATCAAGATCAATTGATAGTAGATTTGTTTCAAGGTATGCCTGTTAATTATGTCGGTGCTGATGTCAAGTTCGCACAACATTTAAACTGTATTGCTTCAGCTGACAATTTGATTTTAACAATTAATCGTGCCCACTGGGTTTCTGATATTTTAAAAATATGCCAAAAACACCTTACTGATAACATTGAACGTGTTTATTTCTCGGTAAATCGATATTGTTTACTGGGCAATGATACCAAGTTGCTCGTTACCGATCTTGTTGATTTACTTGACTACACTGTTGGGCAATACGGATTTGAAGTTGTTGGAAAAAGTCAGATTGAAAGAGATCTAGGACGGTATTTTAACTTTGTACAACCATTGACTTGGATATATGGAACAAAAACTACAAACTAAGGTGACTTTAGAAAATCAAAAAGACTTTTATCAATCGTTGTACAAGGCCGATCGTACTCTTGTTGACTTGACTCAGCTACCGGTAATCGAGTACCTGTTGGTTGATTGCAACCAAGAGCAATATTGCAAAAAATATCCCAATTTAAATATTGTTGTATTGGCCACTCTTTCAACAGCCAAACAATTTAATCTGTCTCAAGAACAATTCGACTATCTTATTGACAATCAGATATACAACGACTTACACTGGCCAAAAATACCTACCACAGACTGCGCTGTAATTTTTGACCATTCACCATTGCTGAAATATCTCACAGTGACAGAAATCATCAATGTGTTAGAAACAGTGTCGGTCCGATATTGTCCTGCTACAATACTGTTACGGAGTTCGTTGTTTTTTATCGATGACTGCCGAATGGCTGACCGTTTTTACAATCTTGTAGATATAAAAATAGAAAACTATGTGGTTGAAAAATTCTATTACAACACACTGACCACTGAATTAATGATACAATTTAAAATCAAACACAGTTATGATAATACCAATTGATTTCGTAGCTGGCACCCATGGTCACTTTTTAGAAATAGTGTTGAATAAATTTTTCAACGCGACTTCGGTGGAGTTTGATCCATTTGATGATTTAGGCGCAAGTCATAAAATTACCAAAGAATATCTGGATACCAGAATATTTGTAGCACAGCATTGGTTTGAACGAGCCATCGAGCAGTTGCCGCAATTTGATAGAGCGATTTCTATACAGTTCGATCAGGATGATTTATTGCTGGTTTCGTCGGTGAGTCTGTTAAGAGCCGGTAATACAGGAATTGAAAATAATCTACTCGAAGTTGATACAGTGCGCAAACTTGATAACAAATTTTATTCAAGTTTACTGGCAGAAATTCTAACAGCTTACCCGGGTACATGTGACGTAACCGGATCAATACCCCGAAACGTGTTGCGAGAATTTTTTAAATTTGGTTTTTTTGACTCCAATACAAATGGTTATTGGAAAAAACAACAACTGATGCATTACACAATACCAGTGTTTGTGTTCAAATTCAAGGCATTTTACAACCACAACTTGTTTGTTGATTCCTTGCTGGAATTGGAAAAATTTTTAGGAATACCGCTTGAATTGAATGCTAACTTTGAAAAATTACACCAAAAGTTTTTGGCCAAGATACCATACGTTGGTAATCAAGCACAATGCGATGATATAGTGTCGGCTGTGCAATCAGGAAAAGATCAAATCGTCCCTGCATTGACCTTGTTGCAAGAAAGCTATATAAATGCAAAAATGGAAAATATCTACAAAAAAGAAATGCCGTTTCACGATCAAAACTACTTTACTTCTACAAAAGATATGCTACAATACATTAAGACCCGGGCACCTAACCTATGATCCAAATAAAAAATTTAACTGTTAAGAACTTCATGAGCGTGGGTGCTGCCACGCAAGGCATTGACTTTGATCGACGCGATCTAACCTTGGTCTTGGGTGAAAACCTAGACCTCGGTGGCGACGGATCCAGGAACGGCACAGGCAAGACTACAATCATCAATGCCCTCAGCTACAGCCTATACGGACAGGCACTCAGCAACATAAGAAAAGACAATCTGGTAAACAAGACCAACGGCAAGAACATGCTGGTCAGCCTGGACTTTGTGGTGGGCTCACAACAGTATAGAATTGAACGTGGGCGTAAACCCAATGTGTTACGGTTCTTTGTGAACAACCAAGAACAGGCTGCCACAGACAATGCCCAAGGCGACTCAAGAGAAACACAAGAAGCTATAGAACAAACACTAGGCCTCAGCCACGACATGTTCAAACATATCTTGGCATTAAATACCTATACAGAACCGTTCTTGAGTTTAAAAGCCAATGATCAACGAACCATCATTGAACAACTACTAGGCATCACCATGCTCAGTGAACGTGCTGATAGGATCAAGGAACTGAACCGACAGACCAAAGACTCAATCACGCAAGAAGAATTCCGCATCCGTGCTGTGCAGGATGCCAATGGGCGCATCGAAGAACAGATCACGGCCTTGAAGCGTAGACAGACCTTATGGACGACCAAACATGCAGAAGATATACAGGAACTTGAGAAAGCCCTTACAGCGTTACAAGAAATTGACATCGACGCCGAGATTGCGGCCCACAAAGAACACAAGACGTGGGATCAAAAACGCAAAGACATCAATGAACTGGCTGGCCAAATTAGCCGAACAAAACTTGATATTGGTCGCGAAGAGAAGTCGATTTCCAAACTATCCAAAGAAATCCAAACACTTGAAAACCATGAATGTCACACGTGCGGACAGGCCTTCCACGACACTAAGCACCAACAAGTGGTGGCGGCAAAACAGACGGATCTGGATTCAGCAAGAACGGCGTGCCAAGAATATACACAGCTCTTATCAGAACTTGAGACTGCCCACACCTCCCTGGGCGTGTTAGGTCGACCACCCCGGATGTTCTACGATCATGAAGAGGATGCCATCAAACATCGCAGCACACTCAGCAATTTACAACAACAGATAGACAGCAAGCGAGTTGAAGCTGATCCGTATTCAGAGCAGATTGAAGAAATGGCCGCACAGGCCCTACAGACCGTGACCTACGACGCCTTAAACGAACTTACTCGACTACAAGAACATCAAGACTTCTTGCTCAAGCTACTGACCAGCAAGGACAGTTTTATCCGTAAAAAGATCATTGAACAGAATCTTGGCTATCTCAATGCCAGGCTCACCTACTACCTGGACCGTATTGGCCTGCCACATACAGTGGTGTTCCAGAATGATCTCACTGTCAGTATCGAAGAGCTGGGTCGTGAGCTGGACTTTGATAATCTCAGCCGAGGTGAGCGCAATCGATTGATTCTCAGCATGAGCTGGGCCTTCCGTGATGTGTTTGAAAGTCTCTATCAACCGATTAATGTGTTGTTCATTGATGAAATGATCGATTCAGGCCTGGACACACAAGGTGTAGAAAGTAGCCTAGCCTTACTGAAACAGATGAGTCGTGAGCGCCACAAGAGCATATGGCTTGTGAGTCATAGAGATGAACTGGCCGGGCGGGTAGAAAATATCTTGCGTGTGGTAAAAGAAAAAGGCTACACTAGCTATAGCACGGATGTAGAAATTATATAAAAGATCAAAATTATGATAACTACTAGTCCATGGTATGGCTGTATGAAAACACTCAAATTGAACAACTGCCCGACGATTGTGTTGGATTTGTCTATTTGATCACAAACACGACAACAGGCAGAAAATATATCGGTAAGAAACTAGCGAAATTTAGCAAGACAACGTACAAGGTAGTAAAACTAAAAAACGGCAACAAAAAACGTAAAAAAATTAGAAGCAAAATAGAATCAGACTGGCAGCTATACTATGGAAGCAACATCGAACTCAACCAAGACATTGAACGCTTAGGCGCAGACAACTTCACAAGAGAAATATTATTTTATTGCAACTCCAAGGCCTCCTGCAGTTATATCGAAGCTAGAGAACAATTTAATCATAGAGTACTAGAGTCAGATGACTACTACAATGGACAGATAGTGTGTCGCATTCACGGTAGTCATATAAAAAACAAAATT